GATCAAGGCCAACCATCCATGCCGGGAGTAAGTATGAGGCAAACTCCGACTTTGTATGTCTTGGCGGCATGTTGATGATTAGTCTTTTAATTTTCCCCTGTGCGAGGTCATTAAATTTTTTATTAATTTTTTTATGATGAGAACCTTCAATAAACTCAGGCCAAACATATTTTACAAAACTTAGAAAGTCTTTTTTGATTATGGGCTTGGCTTTATCTAAAGCTACGCTCTTTTCTAGTTCTAAAAGTCGTGCTTTCTCTTCTTGGGTCAATCCTGAAAAATTTTCCATAAAATTTTTTGTAATAAATTTTTTATAACTCAATTTTGAAAGTTAGTCTATAAGAGTCTAAATCTTACATATATGTACATACTTGGGACCCCTTTGTGTGTTTCGGGTGGGCCCGCCCATAATTTTCAAGCAAAATTTCTATATGTAGTGGTACCTCTATTGAGATACACCATGCAAGAATTGCAATGCAGTTTTTGCATACCCTTATGGGATTTTAAGGGATTGGGGATTGCACTAGTATCACCCCCAATCCCTAGCGAGAAATCAGAAAGGTAAATCTTTCTGATTATCTTTTACTTCATTTGTTAATACTAATGGCTCATCTTGTTTAGACCAAAGATATTCCATATTAACAATGTAGTAAATTCTTTCTTTGTCCTCGTTCAAACTTCTCAAAGCAACTAATTTCTCAAATGCCTTGTCCTCGTTTAAGTCTGCAAATTTAACAGACCAAATATCTTTGACCGAAGAATCAAATTTATATTGTTCAAGTACTAAATATTTTTTATCACTCATAATTTAATACTCCAACTATCTGACGCAGTTCTATATCCATCTGCGTCTATATCAAAATAAGTCATTAACATACGACCATTTTTTGATATCCAATATCTGCATTTTTCTGTCCATAATGCATTTCTTGTAAT